ATTAGAATATTATATTATGCAGAAGACAGATGAAAATGATTCTGTATCAAGCATGACTATCAAGGGTAATTATATCTATGGTTATTTTAGAGAAGACGGAACACTCTATAAGATCTATCAGCCAAAGGTTAAAGAAAGTAAATTTATTAAGGTAAGAGATTATATACAAGGTACAGAACAATTAGTATTTGATAAACCTTATTTGATAATTACATCTTCTCTTAAAGATCTGATGGCATATCATAAACTAAAGATTAGTAATTCAGAAGCAATTGCACCAGACAGTGAGAATACTATGATACCTGAGAATATAATGAATAGTATTAGTTCTAAGTATCAAGGAGTATGTGTATTATTTGATAATGATGAGGCTGGTATAAGAGCTGCAGAGAAATACAAGTTAAGATATGGTTTTGATTATGTTGTATTAGAACTTGAGAAAGATTTATCAGATGCTATTAAAGTACATGGTATAGATAAAGTAAGAGATAATCTCTTGCCATTATTAAAACAAACATTATTATGAGTTGGATATATCAAGGTAAAGAGTTTGATGACAAACAAATTCCAGATGGAGCAGTAGGATTTATTTACATAATGTCTGCTATTATAGATGGAAAATCAGTTTTATATGTGGGTAAGAAAAACTTCTTTGCTAATGTCAAAAGACCTCTTGGCAAAAAAGCTCTGGCTATGTCTACAGATAAAAGACTAAAAAAGTACAAAAGAGAACTGAAACCTGACTTTATGAATTATTACAGTAGTAATAAGATTCTTAAAGATGCTCACAAATCAGGAGTACCTATCAAAAGAGAAATTCTTAGGATATGTTATTCTCAGATGGAGCTTACTTATCAGGAGACTAAACATCAGTTTATCTATGAAGTACTTGAAAAACAAGAATTCCTAAATGGTAATATTTTAGGTAGGTTTTACAAATTCAAATAATTATGACAGAACAAGAATTAATGCAAACCTTGATCCAGTTAGCGGATCTGGGGGTTACTGGTATTAGAATAAGTTATGAAGGTGGAGGAGATAGTGGTTGTATAGAAGATATGATGTATACAGATAAAGAGGGTGTTTCACTTATTGAAGTTCAAAATTTATCTTGGGATTCTAAGAATCTAAGAAACTTAAGTAATGAACTTGCAAACAATATAGAAAACTTTACTACAGATACAATTCTTGATACCATAGAAGATTGGTGGAATAATGAGGGTGGTAGTGGTACATTATCTATACTAGTTCCTTCCGGAGAATATAATGTAGAAAACAACATTAGAAGAGTTGAGTATGATGAGTTTTTTCATGAAGGTAATTTATTTAGAAAAACAGAAGACTAATGTCACATCCTTGGCAACATGCAAAATCCTCTGCTAGAAAGTGGGGAGGTTTTCCAATTGATTACATAGAGATTCATAACTGGTTTGATGAAACTAAAGCTTGGATAGGACATAGTAAACATAGAATGTTCAGACACCACAGTGAAGGAATATTTGAATGTGAGAAAAAGTTTGGACCAAGTTTTGAAAATTCAGAAGGTAAAACTGTATACACAAGATATGTTGGAGAGCAACATGTAAAGGAAGATTGCAATGGTTATATTCCAAGTGCTAAAGAGTGGGTGGATAATATAAACACACCTACAGAATGGATGATAAAAACTTTAAAAATTGAAGACTGATGATTTTAACAAAAGAAGAAGTAAAGAATCTGATTGGAATGTTAAGATCTCCCGACAAGGATAATAGACTTGTAGCTTTTAAGATAATAGAAGATTTAGATCTTAAAAAGCATGTTGGGGAGATAATGGTAATGTATAAATATGGTGAGTATAATTTAGAAAGTTGGGAAGCTGACTGTAAACCTGCTTATGAGTTTATAGTAAAGAGAATTGAGAACTTTAATGGAGATTGGGAAAGTAAACTTAGCTCTGGAGAAGTACTTTCACTAATGACAGCAAATAAATCTAGTAAGCAATCAATAGAATTATTCTTAGAATATTTTATTAGAGACATGACTAGGATGTTAGATGCTATGGGGTATCCTACAGACAAGTTTGAGTTAGACATAAAACTAAAAGAAGATGGACAAACAAAGAAGTCTTAGTAAGATTAGTAAGGAGCTAATGTTGAAAGAGCCCTATTATGGGTTCTTTCTCATTATGCTCAATAAAGTATGGAGAAAAGATCTTCCTACTGCAGGTGTGAGTAAGAATGGTATCAACTTTCAGTTGGCCATTAATGAGAATTTTTGGACAAGCCTGAGTGAGATGCATCAAATGGGATTACTAAAGCATGAATTACTTCATATTGCTTTTGGTCATCTTACAAGCTTTAAGTCTTTTAAGAATAAAAGACTAGCAAATGTGGCAATGGACATGGAGATCAATCAGTTTATAGATAAGGATTGGTTGCCAGAGGGAGGAATAGATATAAATAACTATGAAGATCTAAATCTTGAAAGAAAAGCTGGTTGTAGATATTACTATGATAAGCTGAATCAGTTTCAAGATGAGAAGGATAAGAATGGTACATGTGGTAATGATGAGATGGATGAGTTACTTGACCAAGTAGCAAATGGAGAGGTGCCTGACCATAGTACATGGGAGGAGTTTGAAGATCTTAGTGAGGCTGAGCAGAAGCTAATAGAGAAACAGTTACAAAAAGTTTTAGCTGATGCTAAAGAACAGACTATCAAGAAGCGCGGAAATATTCCAGGTGAGATAGAAGGAGTAATTGTTGTTGAGGAAATAGTTCCACCTAAGTTTGATTGGCGGGGATATATTAGAAGATTTACTGGAGTGAGCACAAAAGTATTTACAAAGAAAATCCGTAGAAAAGAGAACAGAAGATATGATGAAAATCCAGGTCTTAAAATTAAGATGAAACAACATATGCTACTAGCTATTGATACTTCAGGTTCTGTAAGTGATTCTGAGCTAAAAGAGTTTATGGGAGAAATACATCATATCTATAAAACAGGTGTAGATATTACAATGATACAGTGTGATACAAGTATTAGATCTATTGAACCTTACAAAGGTAATAATGAGATTAAAGTACAAGGCCGTGGAGGTAGGGTTAAATGTGCCTCCCTGTACAGTGATGTACAGTAAAAAATGCTGTAAATTGCGGGAAAATGCTTAGAGCTATTAATTACTAACTTATGATGGTAACATACATAAGGGCTAGACTAATTATCTAGATATAGTAAAAAGATTAATAGATTGCACAATCCGCAGCCAAGTTTCTTGCAAATGTGAGATATTATTCTTAAATTGGATGTATATATATACCACCATGAAAAGAAAATATAATGTAAATGATGTTTATTTTAACAAAATAGACACTGAAGAAAAAGCTTATTGGTTGGGTTTTTTACTGGCAGATGGATGTATCCATGAAAGAGCAGGACAGGATAGATTATCATTAGTACTATGTATTAAAGATAAAAGTCATTTAGAAAAGTTTAAAAAAAGTTTATCTTTTGAAGGACCTATAATTGATTATACTAAAAAGTCTGGCTTATTTATGGATTTAATACACTCACATGTCAGAATTACCTCTCAACTTTTAGTTAATGATTTAGCTAAATTTGGGTGTATACCAAGAAAAACTTTAACCTTAGAGTTTCCAATTATACATGATGATTTAATACATCATTTTATAAGGGGGTACTTTGATGGAGATGGTAGTGTATTTATATCTAAAGAAAAACATTGGAGAAACAATAATATTTTTCCTGTTATTCACTTTAGATTTATTGGTACAAAAGCTTTCTTGAATGTATTAGATAAAAAAATTAATTTGTCTGGTAGATTAGTTCAAGCAAAAGGTAGTAAAGTATATGAGTTAAGCTATAAAAGAAATAAAAAAGCAAACTTATTTTATAACTATCTGTATAAAGATGCAACTATTTTCTTAGAAAGGAAAAAAGAAATCTTTAAAACACATTTACAAGAAAAAGGTTCAGAGACTATAATCAGCTAACTCAATAGAGTTAAAGGGATAGTCCAGTTATGAGTGAAAGCTTATATGTTAATGACAGAGTTTGATCCTGTCTTGGATTATTATAATGCTAACCAAAAGAAATATACAAGCCTGGTGTATTTTACTGACGGAGAGTGTTATACATCTGTAAAGCCAAAAGGACGTGTCCTGTGGGTTTTGTCAGAGAGATCAGATATGAATGAAAGTTTACCAGGTCATGTAATTAAATTAGAACTATAAAAAGAAAAACTATGAGCACAGTACAATTAAACGTAGAAGAGTTAAAAGGATTTATCCGCCATATGGTTGCAAATAACCAGTATATCCAAAGCCAAGGAAAAGTTCCAGTGGCAATTAATATTGAAGGTGATGCCGGTCTTGGTAAGACTTCAGCTATCATGCAGTTAGGTAAAGAACTTGACATGGATGTAGTAAAGCTTAATTTATCTCAGATAGAAGAATTAGGTGACTTAGTTGGTTTTCCTGTTAAAGAATTCTTGGTAAGAAATGCAGAAGGTAAAGAGCGTTGGATAAATGAAGCTCAGATTCAAGGAGCTCTTAATGCTAAGTTTACTGTTGTAGATAAGAGAATGGCTCATGCTGCTCCAGAGTGGATTCAAGGTAAAGGTGAGGGTGGCTTCTTGGTATTGGATGATTATACTCGTGCGGATTAACAAAATATGCAGTCTAATAGTGTTAGTGTGAATAATTTAACTATCTTTGTGATATGGAAAAATTAAACACACAAACTCTTAAGACAGCATTAAAGAGTATAGGAATCTATAAAATTAAAATTAATGATAAAGAGTACATTGGTAGCTCTTGTAATATTGGTAACAGGTTAAAACACCATTTGTGGTCTCTTGAAAATTTAAAGCATCATAATAGAACAATGCAACACTTATACAATAAGTATGGTAAAGAAGAAATTTATTTTAGCATTGTAGAAGAATGTTCTGATGATATTTTAATAGAAAGAGAAGCTTACTATATTAGTACACTTAACCCTTATATAAATCACATATTAAATCCTCAAACTTTAGTTAGAGATGATGTGTATAAAAGAAGGATAAGTGTTGCTAAGAAAAAAGCTTATGCAAATGGTCTAAAACCTCATAATCTTAAAGCAGTACATAAGTATTCACTTGATAAAAGTGAATATTTGGAAAGTTTTGAATCTTTCACAGCTGCTGCTAAATCTATTAATGCTAAAAGTGTTAATAGTATAAAAGCAGTATGTGATGGAAAACAAACTTCTGCTGGAGGTTATGTTTGGGCTTATAATAAAGTTGATCTAGTTTTTTCTAGAGATAAAAAATATAAGTTGGAATCAGTATTACAATATACTAATGATAATATTTTTATCAAAAAATGGGAGTCTATAACTCAAGCAAGTAAGGAACTTGGTATTTCTAATATTAATAGAGCAATATCTAAGGACTTAACTGCTGGTGGTTATAGATGGAAAAAAGCATAAAGCGGGTGGTCCGCAATAAATTCCGTGAATTCAGGGAAACTCCAGAGATGGACAATCCTGAGCCAAGCCTTATAGGGATATAAGGAAGGTGCAACGACTAGTGTATGGAGTCTAGAACAGACAGTAAAACACCAAGAGCGCGGAACACATAGAAATATGTGATGATATAGTCTGACCTGTAGATATAATCTAAAAGAAACTACAGAATCATAGGATAAAGAGCCTATGAGTTAACAATAATGCACCGCTTTATGCAAGCAACAATGGAGATCTTAGATAGACAAGAATATGTTTCTTGGAAGTTACCTAAGAACTGGCATGTTATCTTAACCACTAATCCAGACAATGGTGACTATAATGTTACTAGCTTAGATGTTGCTCAGAAGACTAGATTTATTTCTGTAGAGATGAAATATGATTCTAATGTGTGGGCTAAGTGGGCTGAGACTGCAGGGATAGATGGTAGATGTATTAACTTTATGTTGATGAATCCAGAGCTTGTAACTCAAAGAGTTAATCCAAGATCTATTACCACATTCTTTAATGCTATTAGTTCTATTGCTAAGTTTGAAGATGAACTACCTCTTATTCAGATGATTGGTGAGGGCTCTGTTGGAGCAGACTTTAGTTCTATGTTTACTATGTTTATCAATAATAAACTAGATAAGTTAATCTCTCCTGAAGATATCTTGACTAAGGATAAGGATTATGTAATGGGAGCTCTAACAAATGCAGTTGGTAAGGATGATAACTTTAGAGCAGATATCTCTAGTATTATTGCAACACGGGTAATTAACTATTCACTTGTTCAAGCTGATAAAGGTACAATTAGTCCGGCAATAATTGACAGATTAGCAATTCTAACTACTGAATGTGATGCATTTACAAATGACCTTAGATATTATATGGTCAAAGAGATAGTAAACGGAAACAAAGTTAAGTTTGCTAAGCTCATGCAGAATACTAATGTGGTGAAGATGGCTATCCAATAAAACAAAGGTGGGCAATCACCCCCTTTAAACAAACATTAATCTGATTAAAAACTAAGATAGGGGAAGGTAATACTTCCCCTAATCTTTATAAATTAAACTATGGAAAAATTTGTTCATATTGATTTGACCAATGGGTCAGAGTATAATAACATACGTGGTTTTAATGTAGATATTATAGAAGGTCTTGAAGATTCAGTTTCTACATTTGTAAATTCAAAGGGATATGTTCCTACAAAGGGAGACACAATATATCTATTGCCGGGAGTTAATATCCCAAGAATGAAACTAAAAGACCTTGCACTAAATCTTGGTATCAGAGTAGTAAGAGATCCAGCTAAAGCTACTGTTGTATTCAGTGGTAAGAGTAGTGTGGGCAAACTTACTACATCTACATGGTATTATTTTGCTGATGCAAATACTATTCTTGAAAATGTAAAGAAACTTTGTAAAGATAATTATTACATTGACAAATTAGAAGTAGCAATATCAAACACAGGTGCTACAAGAGTTTGTTCAGGTTGGTCAGACATGAGAAATACTCTGTGTAATGGGGATATGAGCATCTATGAAAGTCAATATATTTATGGTATTGAACCAGAGTATCAGGAAACATATGATGCTATTCAGGGTAAACCAATTTATTGTGAGTCAGAGTTGCTTACCAATATCAATGGTGATGATTCTACAATAATAGACTATGATGTATACCAGCAGCTAAAAAGTATGTTTGAAAGCTCTGATAATGACAATCACATCCTGGCTATGGAAATTATGGCTAACTCTCATTATGAGAACAGTGTGCTGTACTTACTGATGCTTATAAGTGATTTTAGTGGTGTAATATCTAATACACATACTAAAAACCATGTGAACTTCAAGTCTATGCTTGCTTATTTTAATTGGGTTCCAAGACAAGTTAGTCATATGAATGCTGATGATATAATCAAGATAATAGATGAAAAAGGTCTGTTAACTCTAGATATGATTAAGATATTGTATAAAGAGTATGCCAATGATATTCATAGAATGATTTCATATGATGAGGTCTTTGAAATCAAGGAAGTTACTATTAAACAGGGCTATCTTGACAAACTTAATTTAACATCTCTTAACTTAATTGATCCTGAAGAACTTAAGGTCACAGATCCGGTAGATGAAATAGTTACTGATGAACTTATAGAAGCTGCAATAACTAATATTAAGAGAGATGAACTTAAGTCAGAGTTAATAGCTATTGAAGAAGAATTAAGTGCAGACCAGGGGACCCCTGAAGAAGAATCAAATAACAATCAAATAGAAAAAACAAATGGAGATGACTTTGAATGGTTCTGAGGAACTAGAAAAATTCTATAAAGAAAAGTTTTACTTTAGCTACTCTAGCATTAGTAAACTTCTTTATTCTCCGGTAGCATTCTATAATCATTATGTGCTCAACAACAGAGAAGATAGTGTTGGCCCTCACCTGGTAGCAGGTAGGGTCATACACTGTCTCTTGTTTGAAGAGGATAAGTATGATGATTATTTTACAAGCATGCCGGGAAAACTACCAACAGATAGTCAGAAGAAAATTATTGATAATATTTTC